TCGGTAGGCGGCAGCATCGCGTCCGTGCCCGGGTCCGTCGGCAAATTGGACGACGGGGGCAGCACCGGATAGCTAACGCTGTCGCGCCTAACCGACTGCTGGTCCCAATCCGACCCAAAAGGCGTGCCGGGATCGCAAGCTCGTGCGCAGCAGCCGCACAGCAGTTGGTCGGCCCAAGACAGCAGGCTCATTTGGCCTGCGTGCTAAGGCCGAACATCACGGTCTTGAGCATAGCAGCGGCATCCTGCTCTAGCTGCGGCTTCATGTCCGGCGCGTGCCCCGAGGCGGTGGCCAGTGCTGCCTGGATGGCCTTAGCTGCCTCGGCCGCCGCCACCTGCTGCGCCTGCGCCAGCACGCCGCTGTTTTGGGCCCAATGGAATACGGAAGAGAAAAAGCTCATGTGCTGCTCCTGTTAGGCGTCGTAGCCGACGGTGACGTGGACGCGGCCTGAGAAGACCTGCCCGGCTGTTTGGTAAGCGAGATACCCTCGGTAGGCCTGCCCCGCGTAAACTGGACACTGCCCCTTTGCGATGTCCAGCCCCGCGATTGTGTACGTGCCTGCGGAGACCGTTCCGTTGCTACCGACGGCCGCGTTGTTCGCAAGGTTGGACCTAATGACCTCGTAGCCTGCGCCCGATGCGTTGCCTCCGGTACCCAAGTTTTTGAACACGAACAGAATTGCGCCGTACAGCGCCTGCTCGCTCTCGAAGCTCACGCCGATGATGCTGCCGCTCGTGTCGAACACGATGGGGTAGGGCGACAACAGCGTTGCGCCCGTGCTGGCGTTGAAGTTCGCCACCTGCAGGACCTGCTCGCCGCCCTGGTAATTGTTGGTGTAGTAGCTGCCGAGGCAGATGCGCTCGCGAAACCCTCGGGTGCAGCTGAAGTTTGCCGCCTGTACCGAGCCGCTGCTGGACACGTTGCCTGTGATGGCAGTGTCGCCGCCGATATAAGCGCCCTTGGTCGTGTTCAGCGCGCCGATGAACGCGTCTGCTCGCACCTGCGTAGCGCCGTTGCGGGGCAGCACGTAAACCTCGGACGTCGATAGCCCGAGGACTAGCGGCATCACCCACTGCCCGGGGGACGCGGGCGGCCCCGCCTGGTAGATGCCCGGCGTTGCCTGGCTGCCAAAATAGACTGTGCCCGGCGTCACCGAGAAGTTGTTCACGATGCCCTGCATCACGACCTGCGCCGTCGCGCCTGCAGCAGCGCCGACGGGGCAAACCCCGAGGAACGTGGCCCGCAGCTGGCTACTGGTCGACCTGCAGTCCAGCTTGTAGATTTGGCCGGCTACTGTGCCCGCTATGTCTCCACCCGTTGCCCCAGGGGATAGGTAGACGGGCATGTTCGGCCCAATCGTCTCGCCGCACGTAAACGACTTGGTCTGCGTAAAGCCGTGCCCCAACAGGATTTTTGCCTCGGTCGGCCGCAGCAGCATCTGGCCGCTGCCGACGCCGACGATGCAACCTGCGTCCAGGGCGCGCGCGATGACCACCGTGTTCGGACCCGGCACGAACGTGCTGCTAACAGCAACGGCAGGGGTCAGCGTGCCGCCCGACCGAAAGGTGATCGTAGCGCCCGAGGCGGTTGCGGTCGCGTTGGCTGAGAGTGTGATGGTGCTGCCGTCGCTGCTGACCGTGCTCACCGTTGCGCCCGAGGGAATGCCGGGGCCGCTGACAAACTGGCCTGCAGTAACTTGGTCCCCGTACAGCACGCTCGTCAGCTGCGCGCTGCCTGATGTCGTATTGGCCGAGGTGCTGAACGGCATGTTCGCCGTCACGTAAGCAACGGAGCCGCTAGGCAGCGCGACGTTGCCTGCAGGGATTGTGTTGTCTCCGTCGTTCGCCGAGGGGATAGCGATAAACGCGTTAGCCGACCAAGCTAGCTGCTGCGCGCTGCTATAGGACCACGTGCCGCCGCCGAGAAGCCGCGTGCTATAGTCCAAGCTGCTAGCCAGCACTGTGCTGCTGCCCTGCTCGTCGAGGTAGCGCAGCCAGTTCGCCGTCGTGTTTGCGAGGAAGTTGGCATACTCGGCAGGGGGGGGCTGCCCGGCAGACCAGCCGGCCGACGTATCTGCACTGCTGGGCTGCACGATGCCGCTTGGGTTGCCGGTACACCAATCTGGAAACTGCGACGGTCGCTGGGTCATCTGCGCCTCAGAATTTGCTGCTGTAGAGCAGCGAGGCCATCGGCCCCCCTGCTGTTTTGTTTTTGACCGTGCCCCAGCCAGTAACCCACGGCCTGCTGCCTGCAAACGCAAAGGCCGAGGCAGCGTTGAACGTGCCTAGATGCGCAAGGTCCACGCCTGCGGGCAAGCTCTGCTGCACAAGCCGCAGCACGAGGCTGTACAGGCCCGAGGGGATGCCGGGGCTGCCGACCATCATCGAGACCCACGCGCCCTGGCGCTGCCCCGAGCGGGCTAGCGTGTTGGGCGTTTTGGCGAACAAGCTCGAGGTCGCAAACAACGCCGAGGTCACGCGAAGCAGCGTCTGCAGCGTAGCGTCGCCGTTGTTTTCGGCGACCTTGGCGTAAATCAGGACCCGGTACGCGTCGTCGCCAAGCCCGTTGCGGTCGATGCCGACAAGCTTGCCGATGCCATCCAGCGTCCCCCCGGACGCGCCCGCGAGCGTGCGCCCGCCCGCAAGCTGCTGCAGCGCGTCCTCGAGGCGCTGGCTGTGGCCGAGGAACACAGCTAGCAGCCCGTTGACGTTCGGCGCTGACTTGTACTGCGCCATAAGAAGCGCTTGTCCGGCGGCGACGTAGTCTGTGATCGGCTGCAGGTCACTCATACGAGACGACCACGCTATAGGACTGCGCCGTTGGGGCCTGGTTGCTCTGCAGCTGCAGCGAGTCCTGGTTGGTCGGCGACGGCACAAGGTCGAAGAACAGGTCGAAGTCGTAGATGCCCGGCACGTTGCGGAAGCTGCCGACAAGCCCGTTGGTGCCTCGTGCCGAGACAACCCCGCCGATGGGCACGGCGTTGATTAGGTCGACGATGCCCTGCGCGATGCCTTGCGCGGCCCGAGGGTCCCAAGCTGCTGCGCTGTTGATGCCGCTGGTCACGTCGCCCGGCGAGACGTGCGTGTCCGTGACCAACTTGAGCACGACGTAGACGAGCACGCTTTGCGGCCTGCTATAGCCGACGGTGAGCACGTTGCCTGAGGCATCCTTCACAAGCGGCGCGTACGTGAACGCAATGGGCACGTTGCTGCCCGAGGCAATGGGCGACGCGGACAGCGTGACCTGCCCGTTTGCCACGGCCACAACCCGCGTGCCGAGTGGCACGCCTGCAGCCTCAACCGTCTGGCCGACGCTAATCCCGACGGTGCTTGCCAACGTCGCTTGCGCGCTGCCCTGCGTCAGCGTGGCCGTCGTGCGCAAGCTGGGGTTGGAATAGGTCGCAATGCCTGCGGGCAAGCTGTCCAGGATGGCTTGCGTCAGGTCGGCCTCCGAGCCGCCCTCGGCCACAATCTCCACGCTGTGCGGGGGCCGCGCAAAGTACGGCGTCAGCTGCACCTGCGTAGTGTTCTGTGCCACGCCGATGAGCCCGAGCCCCTGGTCTCCGCGCACGCCTGCAAAGTCGAACACGTAGCCCGCCTGCCCGTAGGCCGAGACGCTGGCCGAGGCAAAGCCCGTTTGCTGCCGCAACGCTGCCTGCAGCACGCTCGGCGCAGCGTTGTACGCGAACAACGGGGACGTCGTGCCGCCGACAACAAGGCTGAACTGCCCCGCCGTGGGGGGCTGCGCGAACAGCACGACCTGGCTTGCGGCGTTGCCCGTGTTTTGGAACGCCACGACCTGGCTAACGCCGTCCACCTGCTGCACGCGTTTGACAATGCTGCCGAGGGACCCGCTGCTGCTGCTGCCCTGCTGCGCACGGAAGCGCGCTATAGCGTCCGCGTCTGACTCGGCGGCTCGGCCGACGAGGCAGTCCAAGTCGTTGGTGCAGCCGGTCAGCCCCGAGACGGGGGTGGCAATGTTGGTAAGTTGCCCCGCTAGCACGCTGTACGCGCCGGTCTTGGTGCAGCTGGCCGTGCCGATGCCCTGGGCGGGGTTGCCGACGATGAGCGTCTGCGGCCCCACGCTGGTCTGCGTCTGCCCGTTGTACAGCGACGTGCTGGCCACAACGACGCGGGGCACGCTCGAGGCGGCGTTGCTGGGGCAGCTTGGCTGCGCCGCGAACGCGCCGTAGTCCAAAGTCAGCGTCTGCTGCGTGTCTGTCAGCAGCACGTCCGTAAAAGGCTGCGCGCCTCCAGCCGTCAGCTCGTGGACAAAGGCTGAGGTCGCTTGCCGAATTGCGCTCGGCGCGCCCGTGCCCGCGCCCGTTACGCGAGGCACAAAGCCCGCAGGCCACAGCAGCGACACGCCGGCCGAGGTGCTGCCCGAGACGGTGCAGCCGGCGCCCGAGGCAACGCCCTGCACGGCGGCCTGGATCGCTGCAATGCCGCCTGCGGGGTCGATGCTGGCTGTGGCTGTGCCCGCTAGAGACAGCGTATAGGGAGCAGTCGGCGGGGAGGCCCAGGTCAGGAGCGTTTGCCGCGCGGCGGCATTGTACGGGATGGCTTGCGTGGTGGCCTGGGTTCCCGAGGCCGACGTAAGCGTGAGCGTGTAGCTGCCTGTTGTCGGGACGTTGCCAAAGTAGATGGCCTGCCGCGCGTTGTTCGCTGCACCGATGGTCACCGGGGCGTCAACCGAGAACGTGACCGGCGTGGCCGCGCCGTTGCTGACGAGCGTGCCCGAGGGGACGACCGTGCCCGGGGTCCCCAGCAGACGCAGCCCGTACAGCACAACGCCGTCTGTGCGCGTTACGGGCGTGGGATTGGTGACCGACGCAGCCTCCGGCAAGCGCTGCAGGTTGTTCAGCGCCAGGATGTTGTCGACCGCCACCCCCGTTGCGCCCTCGGGAAACGAGCTCGCGTAAAGGGCTGCCCCGGCCTGCCACAGCTGCGCGTTGCTGGCGGACATAATGCCGATGAGCTGGCCGAAGACGCTTTGGTCGGACAGATCGACGTTGCCGAACTGCAGCTGCATCCGAGCCTGCAGGTCTG